TGAGATGTTTGGCAACGGTGCCATTCTAAGTAAACCAATGATCAGGGATGCAGCTGAAAAAGCAAAAGTTCCATATCCATCATGGTTTAAAACTTATAAGATTGCTTATAATCAATTTCAATTACCATCAGAAACAGTTGCACCCATTATTACAACCGCGGTTTCTGAGACTGTAAACGCTACAGTAAACTTGGTTGCTACTAATATGGAACGTCAAAATCTGATACCATCAAAGTTTGTTGGTTTTGTACCTTGGGGCCACCACTCCACAATTAAACAGATTGTAAAATCTGGTTTGTTTTATCCTGTCTTTGTTACTGGTCTATCTGGTAATGGTAAGACTCTTATGGTTGAACAGATTCATGCAGAGATGGGAAAAGAACTTATTCGTGTAAATATCACTATCGAAACTGATGAGGATGATTTGCTCGGTGGTTTTCGTTTAGTAAATGGTGAAACCAAGTTTGTTCCAGGCCCTGTTATCGAAGCCATGGAACGTGGTTGTACTTTACTTCTAGATGAGTGTGACTTGGGTTCAAATAAGTTAATGGCACTACAGCCCGTTCTTGAGGGTAAAGGTGTATATCTCAAAAAAGTTAATAAGTGGGTCACTCCTAAAGATGGTTTCAATGTAATGGCAACTGCCAATACAAAGGGTAAAGGTTCAGAAGATGGACGTTTTATTGGAACTAATGTTTTAAACGAAGCTTTCCTAGAACGGTTTGCTATTACTATTGAACAACCATATGCATCCGCTTCTGTAGAGAAAAAGATTGTTCTTGGTTCTATGAAAAAGTATGGTGCTGTCGATAAAGAATTTGCTGACAATCTTATCACTTGGGCCGAAGTTATTCGGAAAACTTTCTTTGATGGTGGTGTAGATGAGCTTATCTCAACTCGCCGACTTGATCACATTGTCAAAGCTTTCGCTATCTTTAACAATAAGATGAAAGCCATCGAACTTTGTGTTGCTCGGTTTGATGATGATACAAAAGAATCTTTCATGGACTTATATACTAAAGTAGATGCTGGAGTTGAACTTTCTGGTGAAGACGATCCATCAGAAATACAATTTTTGGATGATGAAACTTCAGACGAACCTCAGTTTTAAAAGTTAGTAGTAGAAAACTACCCCCAGACCTCAATATTTTGAACTCACCAATCGTGTTAATCTTAATGAGTAAGTTGGGAATAATTTTTAACTGAGTATCCATCCACAAAATGGATTTTATAAATCTGGTGAAAGTTTGTGGGTTTCACCAAAGGAGTTTAAATAAAATGAAGACGCGAAAACTAACAATGAAAGACTTTCTAGCTGCAACACCACTTGGTAGGCAGAATGGTATACATCCTTGGAATACTTTTGATGGTATCCAAACTGGTAAGCTTAGTGAATCTCAATTCGGATTTATTGTTTCATTAAAAGGAAGGGCCGAGGGTTATAATGTTGGTGTGCCACCAAGTATAATTTCAAGATTAGGTAAGGGTGAAATACGAACTAAGAAGATGAATATTGATGGTCAACCAGTAATTATGGTTTATTCTAAATCAGTAGAAGAATATCTTTCGTAAAAATTTGCAAAAAAAAGTTATGTGGGGGTTGTAATCTAGTGTTACAATCCTTATATATAATAGAGTGATGCCATAAAGGGTCACAATATTAATCTTGCTTAGTAAAGGAGATAAAAATGGTTACGAGCAAAAATCTATCGTTGTTATTCGACAACTTTAATCAATTAACACCATATGCAGTAGGATTTGAGCGTCAGTTTAATCGTCTAAATGATTACGTTACGCATCAACAGACTTCTACAGGTTTCCCACCTTATGATATTCGTAAGGAAGGAGATTTAAATCATGTTATTGAAATGGCACTAGCTGGTTTCAGTAAAGATGATATTGAGATAGAAGTCGCTCAAGGTGTACTCACAGTTAAATCAATGAAAGAAAATGCAGATGATGAGGCAACTGTCCATCGTGGTATTTCCTATCGAAAATTTAATCGTAAGTTTACTCTTGCAGATGACATTGTTGTTAATGATGCAAAATTAGAAAATGGACTTCTTACAATTTTTCTGGAACAAATCATTCCAGAGGAAAAGAAGCCAAAATTAATTCAAATCAAATAATATAAAAAAAGCAAAAGAGGGGTTGACAAGACTCCTCTTTTGTGGTATTATAGTTAGAATTAAGGGTTAATTAATGTCCAACAAAAATAGAGCTTATTATGAACAGCCATGGTGGAAGGGTAAAACCCACATCATGGATTTAAATACGCCAATGGAAATTGGTATTGAAGAAGTACATGATGGAAAAGTAGTAAAAAAAACTGTAGATGACAGACCATTAACTGTTGATGATTGGGCTAAAATGCATTCAGATGCAATTGCTTCAACAGATGCAAAATTAAAAGCTGAGTGGGATGCTGAACGTAAAAAAAAGACTGCATTGAAAAGATTATTTAAGGAATTGAATAAATGACAAAAAGAGTAGAAGATTATGAATTGTTTCCAGAAGATGAAGGTTCAGAAAAAAATAAAATTCTCTGGGATAAGTGGCGAGCTCGGTGGAAATCTAAGAACAAAAATTTGTTTGAAATTGATCCAAGTGCTGCCTTAGCTGAACTTCAAAACTATATGGATGACAAACGCAGACGTAAACTTAAACAAGTGGACGATAGGATCGAACATGATGAATTTGAAGCTGCGGGTAAACTTGGTGAATTAGATGAAGATAATTTCTTTCATCCAAAAAATCAAGTTGGTGGTGCATCATATGACTCTGTTGAAACAGAAGTTAAAAATGGTGGAATGAAAATTAATATGCGACCTCAACTTGCTGTAAATATTATGAAGGTTGAATTTCCAGAAGAAATTACTACTGAATTAAATGATCATGTTGATACTGTAATTATTCCAAATAACAAAGATTTCTCAAAAGGATTAGTTGGTCAAATCAATCGCAATGATAAATCCAAACAATTAACATTTCCACATGAAGATGATAATGTTGGTTTAATGTTTAGTGGTGTTTTAGAATCTCTTGCAAGACAATACATTCAAAGCACCTTACATAAAGATTGTACTCCATCAGTCGATAGTATGTGGACAGTTCATAGTTATGAAGGTGATTATAATCCATTACATGATCATGGAACAAAATCAGATATGGGATTGTCGTGTATATTTTATATGAAAGTTCCAGAACAGATTAGTGAACTTGGTGATCCAGATGAAGAATTTGAAGGTCTAAATCATGCATCAGGTGCAACTGATGGATTTACTTATTTCCAGTGGGGTTTAAATGGTCACAGAGATGTGAATATGCTCAGACCTGTAACTGAATCATATGTTAAACCAGTTGAGGGTACTTTGATTATGTTCCCATCTTGGTTACGTCACAGCGTAAACCCATTTTTCGGTGAAGGTGAACGTAGAACTTTTTCTGCCAATGTTAGTATTAATCCAATAGAGAAAGTTTAATATGAATTACAAATATAATGAAGAAGAATCTTTAAAAGAATTAAAGACATATATTGACTCAACCTATGATGCACACTACAGTAAAGAAAAGTTCCAAGCTACAGAGTTCATTATAGATGGTGGTCATGGTGAAGGGTTTTGTATCGGTAACATACTCAAGTATGCACAAAGGTATGGAAAAAAGAATGGCAAGGACAGAAAAGACTTGTTAAAGGTTATACATTATGGTATAATAGCATTATACATCAATGAATTGGAGAATCAGGAGTGACAACAATACCATCGCAGCATGCTAGGCTGTTAGTTCTTAGTCAAGAAATAGACTTACTAAAAGAGAAACTGCGGCCCTCTGCTACTGGGCATATCCACACTGCAATCAGTGTGTTAAAAAAACAAATAAGTGAAATTGAGGAGACTATAAATTATGAAACTGAGTAATCATACTACTTCAGTATTGAAGAACTTTGCTACTATTAATCAAAATCTAGTGATTAAAGAAGGCAACACTATTACCACTATGTCTGCAATGAAGAACATTGTTGCTAAGGCAGATGTAGAAGAAACATTTCCACAAGAAGTGGCAATCTATGACTTGAATGAATTTCTTGCATCTATGTCTTTATTTACAAGTCCTGTATTAGACTTTTCAGAAAATCATGTTATGATTACTGAAGAAAATAATACTTCAAACTCTCTGAAGTATTTCTATTCTGATCCATCAGTTGTTACAAGTCCAAGTAAAATGATCACCATGCCATCTCAAGAAGTTACTTTTACGATGAGTAACGAAGATTTATCTAAATTGAAAAGAGCTGCTGGTGTGATTGGTGCTCCAGATATGGTTCTGGAAAAGAATGATAATGGTAGTTCTCTTACTGTAAAAGATAAGAAGAACGATACTGCAAACAACTATTCTCTTGATGTTGATACTGATGGCGAAGGAGAGTTTAACTTCTTCTTTAAAGTAGAGAATATGAAACTGCTTGATGGCACTTATGATGTTGAGATTTCATCAAAGAATATTAGTCACTATACAAATAAAAGTTCTCCAGTAGAATACTGGATAGCACTTGAGCCCGAATCAACTTACAAAGTTTAATTTAGGAAATTTATATTATGGAAACTTTTTTGTGGGTGGAGAAATATCGCCCGTCTACTATTCGTGACTGCATCTTACCAGATGATCTAAAGAAAACATTTACTGAATTTGTCAATGACAAACATATACCAAACTTAATTTTGTCTGGTGGCCCAGGCGTAGGTAAAACTACTGTTGCCAAAGCCATGCTTGAAGAAATAGGTGCAACGTATATGATGATAAATGGTTCTGAAGAATCTGGTATTGATGTGTTACGAACTAAAATTAAAAACTTTGCATCCACAGTTTCACTTGAAGGTGGGCGTAAATACATTATCTTAGATGAGGCAGATTATCTAAATGCACAATCTACTCAACCAGCTTTGCGTGGTTTCATGGAAGAGTTTCACAAAAACTGTGGATTTATTCTAACGTGTAATTACAAAAACAGATTGATACCACCACTACATTCTCGTTGTAGTGTTGTTGATTTTATTATACCAAAGGATCAGAAACCTAAACTTGCACAAGAGTTTTTTGCAAGAGTACAAACCGTCCTTACTAAAGAAGGTGTTAAGTTTGATCCAAAGGCTGTTGCTGAACTTTTGAATAAGTTCTTTCCAGACTGGCGTAGGGTTCTAAATGAACTACAGAGATATTCTGCCTCTGGTATTATAGATGCTGGTATCCTAGTAAATATATCTGATTCAAATATAAATGAATTGATGCATTCTTTGAAAGAGAAGGAATTTACAAATGTTCGTAAATGGATTGTACAAAATCTTGATAACGATCCTGTACGCATTTTTCGACGCTTGTACGATAATCTGTACGATTGTGTTGATGGGTCTACTATTCCTCATGTTGTAGTTATAATTGCAGACTATTCGTATAAGTCAGCCTTTGTTGCAGATCAAGAGATTAATCTTTTGGCTTGTATGACTGAGATTATGGGTCAAGCGAAGTTTAAATGACCTATGAACTTAAAGACTATTTGAACTCAATAAACCATGAAAAGAAAAACCTCATGGACACAGATGATGAAATGTGGGAAAAGAAATATCCACCTTTCATCGTAAACAAATGCCTGGCACCATTTCCAGATACCATCATGCTTGTGAATGAGATGAATGTTAATTCACATTTAGACCATAAGTTACAATTTGATTTTTTACTAAATAGTACCAGATCACGGAAAAGATACATACCGTGGATGAAGGCGAGTAAAATAACAAATCTAGAGTATGTTAAAGAGTATTTCGGATACTCAAATGAAAAGGCAAAGTCTGCACTT